TGCGTGCAGTGGTTTGCCGACGAAGCGAAGCTGCGCGTGATCGACTACAAGCACGGCCAGGGCACGCCCGTCGAAGCCGAGGGCAACCCGCAGGGCATGTACTACGCCCTTGGCGCGCTTACGGCGTTGCGATTTCCTGCACGCGTTGTTGAAATCGTAATTGTGCAGCCCCGTTGCCCGCATGGCGCCGGCCCGATCCGCAGCTGGACGATCGGCGTGGACGAGCTGCTGGACTGGCAGGCGGATCTGCTGGACGGCGTGAAGCGCGTGGAACACGCATCGCGCCTGCACGACCCGGCCAGCTTCGAGAAGCTGCCGAACATCGCGGCGCAGTGGGCGGACGGCTACCTGGCGTCCGGCGACCACTGCAAGTTCTGCCCGGCCGCAGCAGTGCCCGGTCGATGCAGCGCGATCGCTGAGAAGCAGCAGGCGCTGGCGCGCGTCGAGTTCGCGCCGATGGTCGACTACGACCCGGCGAAACTGGCGCAGGCGCTGCTCGACATCCCGGCCGTGGAAGCACGCATCAAGGCCATCCGCGAATTCGCGTACGCCGAGGCCGAAGCCGGCCGCGCGCCCCCGGGCTGGAAGCTGGTGGAGAAGCGCGCGACGCGCAAGTGGGGCGGCGAAATGGCGGACGTGATGGCCGCGCTGCACACCGCCGGCCTGCTCGCCGACGAGATCGTGGAAAGCAAGATCAAGTCGCCCGCGCAGATCGAGAAGCTGCTGCCCAAGGAACACCGCAGCATTCTCGCCGAACTGACCGTGAAGGAATCTTCCGGCCATACGCTTGCCCCCGCCGAGGACAAGCGCGCAGCAGTGAAACAATCGGCACAACTCGACTTCCTCGACAACTAAACGAAAGAGCGCACTACCATGACCGCAACCAATACCTGCTTCGTGTCCGCAAAAACCGGGTCCCTCATCACCTGCGAAGGCCGCCTGTCGTACGCGCAGTTCCTGTTCAACCCGAACCCGGACGCCAAGACCAAAAAGGGCGTCGAGAAGTACACCCTGTCGTTCCTGATCCCGCCGGGCTCGGACCTGACCGCCGCGAAGAAAGCCGCCGCCGATGCCGTGGCCGAGGAATGGCCGAACGAAGCGAAGCGCCCGCGTGGCCTGAAGTCGCCGTTCCTGGACGCCGAAGAAAAGATGGGCGACGAGTGGAAGGGCTGGACCCTGCTGCGCCTGTCCACCACGCGTAAGCCTGGCGTGATCTTGCCGACCGGCGCCGACGCCAAACCGGAAGACGTCTATTCGGGCCGCTGGGCGCGCCTGTCGCTGAAGGCCGGCACCTACGATGTCGACGGCAACAAGGGCGCATCGTTCTTCCTGAACAACGTGCAGCTGCTGCGCAATGACGATCCGATCGGCGGCGCGGCGCCGAAAGCCACCAGCGACTTCGAACCCGTCGCGGTGGAAGAAGGGGCTGATGCGGAAGACCTGTTCGCCTAATCCCAGCGCAACAAGGGCGGCCTACGGGCCGCCTTTTTTACCGACCGAAAAAGACCATGAACCCTAAATTGATTGCAGCCCACGTCGACTTCGAATCGCGCAGCCGCGTCGACCTGAAGAAAGCCGGCCTGGACGTGTACAGCCGCGACGCGAGCACCGATGTGCTGTGCATGGCGTACGCGCTGGGCGACGCTGACGTGAACGTGTGGGAAGCACAGCCCGGCTGGCACCCCGCGCATCTGTTGATGCACGTGGAAGCTGGCGGGATCGTCGTCGCGCACAACGCCGCGTTCGAACTCGCCATCTGGAACAACGTGATGGTGCCGCGCTACGGCTGGCCTCGGCTGGATCCGCAGCAGGTGCGGTGCACGATGGCCATGGCGTACGCTATGTCGCTGCCCGGCAGTCTGGATGCGGCCGCTGCGGCGCTTGGCATGGACTACCGCAAGGACCAGGCGGGTTATCGCCTGATGCTGCAAATGTGCAAGCCGAAAGCCGACGGCAGCTGGCGCGAGGACGACGAAAGCAAGCAGCGCCTGTACGCCTATTGCCGGCAGGACGTCGAAGTCGAGCGCGAGCTGGAAAAGCGCATGATGCAGCTGTCCGCCAGCGAACAGCGCGTGTGGACGCTGGACAGAAAAATTAACGATCGCGGCATTGCCATCGACATCGCCGCCGTGCGCGCTGCGATCGCCGTGGTGGAAGCCGAACAGAAGCGCCTGAACCGCGAAATGAAGCGCGTGACCGGCGGCACCGTCGATGCGTGCACGCAGAACAAGGCGCTGCTGAAATGGATCGTCGCCCAAGGCGTGGACATCAGCAGCGTGGCGAAGGCCGAAGTGCTCGACGCGCTGGCCGGCGAAGATTTGCCGGCGCATGTGCGCGAGGCGCTGCGACTGCGCCAAGAGGCTGCAAAGTCATCCACCGCCAAACTGAAAGCGATGTTGGAATGCGTTTCAGCGGACGGGCGCGTGCGCAACGCGGCGCAGTACCACGGCGCGGGCACCGGCCGCTGGGCTGGGCGAAAAGTGCAATTCCAAAACGTGCCGCGCCCCTGGTTGAAGCAGCGCGAAATCGAAGACATCCTGGCGGCGCTGCGCTGCTGGTCGGCCGAAGAAGCGCGCGACCACATCGACATGCTGTACGGCTCGCCGCTCGACGTCATCAGCTCGTGCTTGCGCGGCTTCATCGCCGCCCCGGACGATCACGATCTGCTGGCCGCCGACTTCGCCAACATCGAAGGCCGCGTGCTCGCATGGCTCGCCGGCGAAGAATGGAAGCTGGACGCGTTTCGCGCGTTCGATGCGGGCACTGGGCCCGACCTGTACAAGCTGGCCTACGGCCGATCGTTCGGTGTCGACCCGTCCGAAATCAGCAAGGACGACCCGCGCCGCCAGATCGGCAAGACCATGGAACTGGCATTCGGATTTCAAGGCGGCGTCGGCGCCTGGCGCACGATGGAAAAGACCTACCGTCCGCCGCCGATGCGTGACGAGGAAGTCGACGCGACTAAGAATAAGTGGCGCGAGGCCCACCCCAAAACGAAGCAATACTGGTACGATCTCGAACGCGCTGCGGTGAACGCATTGCTGCACCAAGGGCGCAAATTTGAAGCGGGTGCGAAGGGCCGAGAAGTCACGTTCCTGACCAAAGGCAGCTTCCTGTGGTGCCGCCTGCCGAGCGGTCGCGTGCTTTGCTATCCGTACCCGAAGATCATCAAAAACCGCTTCGATCGCGACGCCGTGCAGTACATGGGCGTGGACGCTGAAACGAAGAAGTGGGGCCCGGTCGATACGTACGGCGGCAAACTGTCGGAAAACGTAACGCAGGCCGTAGCGCGCGACCTGTTGGCCGAAGCGATGATCCGGCTGGAAGCGAAGGGCCTGCCGTGCGTGATGCACGTGCACGACGAAATCGTGGTCGAACTGCACCAGGATTCGCTGCCGGCCACCGGCCTGAAGCTGATGGAAAGCCTGATGTGCGAGCTGCCCGCATGGGCCAAGGACCTGCCGGTGGCCGCCGAAGGCTGGCGCGGCCGGCGTTATCGTAAATAGAGTGGTGCGAAAACAACAAGAGGATGAGAAATGGACATCATTGACCAAGCGAACGACCAGGCCGAGGCCATGCTGGAAGCGCAGCGGACGTATCGCAAGCCGACCCTGAAGGCTAAGGGCACCTGCCACTACTGCGACGACGACCTGGGCCTGGGCAAACTGTTCTGCAACACGGAATGCCGCGACGACTACGAACGCGAACAGCGCATCCGCGCGATGCAGGGGCGTGCGGAATGAAGATGCTCGAACACGCACTGGCCCTTGCAGCGCAGGGCTTTCACGTATTCCCGCTGCTGCCCGAAGGTGTAAAGTTCACGAAAGACGGCGTGGAGCGCACCAGCGACGGCAAGTACCCGGCCATCGCGGACTTTCCGAACAAGGCCACGCGGGACGCCGAGCAGATCCGCGCTTGGTTTTCTTCGCGCGAACGTAATGTTGGGATTTCCACAACGCGCTTCGGCGACGACAAGGCCCTGCTGGTGGTCGACGTCGACAACAAAAAAGGAAAAAGCGGTGACGATGAGCTGCTGCGACTTGAACTTGCGGGTTGTTTTCTCCCCGACACCTACACCCAGTTCACTCCTACGGGTGGGCGCCACCTGGTGTTCTGTGTCGATGAGCCCGTTAAACAGGGCGCTAACGTCTTCGCGCCCGGCCTGGATTGCCGAAGCAAGGGCGGCTACATCGTCGGCGCTGGAAGCGTGCGCGACTGCGGGCCTTACACCGCCAACGGAATTGAAGTTGTCCCTGCGCCGCAGTGGGCCGTGGACGTTTGTGGCCGACCTGCTGCACGACGGGAAGCGGATGCTGGTGGTGAAGCGCTCGCGGCCGACGTCGACCCGAGCCGCGCGCACCGTCGCGCAATCGACTACCTGACGAACGACGCGCCGCTGTCCGTCGAAGGCCAGGGCGGCGACCAGACTGCGTACGTTGTGGCGTGCCGCGTGAAGGACTTGGGAGTCTCACGACCTGACTGCTTCGCGCTGATGCTGGAACACTGGAACGATCGCTGTTCGCCCCCCTGGTCGGACGAAGACCTTTCCGAGAAGGTGGACAACGCATACAGCTATGGCACCGAGCCCGTCGGCATCAGCGCGCCCGAAGCCGAATTCCCTCCGGTAGAAACTGCGAAAGACTCCGAAACCGGAGAGGCGAAAGGCCACCCGTTCGAAGAACTGAACAAGCAGTACGCCTTCGTGATCGCCGGCGGCAGCGGCAACATCCTGTGGGAGACGACCGACCCTGAAGGCCAGTTCGCCTTCCACCTGTTGCAGAAGTCGACGTTCACCGATCGGCTGGCAAACCAGCAGATCCAGGTCGGCAAGAAGACCGAGCAGCTGGCCAACGCCTGGATGCAGTGGCCGGGCCGCCGGCAGTACGACGGCCTGGTGTTCGAGCCGGGCAAGCAGATGGGCCCGCGCTGGTACAACATGTGGCGCGGCTTCGTCACCACGCCGATCGACGGCGAGCCCGACCACTACGCGCTGGACATGTGGCTGGACCACGCGCGCGACAACGTGTGCGGCGGCAACGAAGAACTGTTCACCTGGCTGATGACGTGGTTCGCGCACCTGGTGCAGCGCCCGTTCGAAAAGCCGCTGGTGGCCGTCGCGTTCAAAGGCAAGAAGGGCACCGGCAAGAACGCGCTGATCGAGCGCGTGGGCAAGCTGGTGGGCAGCCACTTCCTGCTGACGTCGCGCCGCCGCTACATCACGTCGAACTTCACGGGCCACCTGCAATACTGCCTGCTGTTCGTGATGGATGAGGCGTTCTGGAGCGGCGACAAGGAAGCCGAAGGCGTCGTCAAGGATCTCATCACCGGCGACAAACACGACATCGAAATGAAGGGCCGCGAGCCGTACAAGGTGCGCAACCTGACGCGCGTGGGTGTGATCGGCAACGAAGACTGGCTGGTGCCGGCGTCGGCGGATGAACGCCGGTGGGCCGTGTTCAGCATCGGCGAAGGCCGCATGCAGGACCGCAGCTACTTCGAGAAAATGCGCATCGGCATCGACCACCAAGGCGGCAACCGCCACCTACTGAAGTTCCTGATGGACTGGGACCTGTCGCGCGCCGACATCAACAAGGCGCCGGAAACGACGGGCCTGCTGGAACAGAAGATCGCGTCCCTCGAACCGTTCGAGCAGTGGTGGCTCGACTGCCTGACGGAAGGCCACATCGCCGCGTCGGACTTCGGCCAGGAGTGGCCGGAAGCCATCGAATGCGAACGCCTGCGCGCCGCCTTCGGCCGCTACCTGAAGGACCGGAACATCCGTACGCGCGCACCGGACAGCCGCACCGTCGGTCGCACGCTGGTGAAGCTGCTCGGCGACGTGAAGAAGAACCGCGGGCCGAAGGGCGAAGGGCAACCCTGGCGCTACGTCCTGCCGGATCTGGAGGAAGCCCGCGCGCGCTGGGAAAAATTCATCGGCCACCGCGTCGAGTGGGAGGGCGACTGATGGCCGCCTACTACAACGAGATTGATCCTTACGCGGCCGCCTGGCTGCGCAACCTGATTGCCAAGGGGCTGATAGCCCCAGGAGACGTTGATGAACGCAGCATTGAAGATGTCAGCCCTACAGACCTCATCGGATACACGCAGTGCCACTTCTTCGCCGGCATTGGCGTCTGGTCCCATGCACTGCGCAGCGTCGGCTGGCCCGATGACCGGCCCGTGTGGACCGGCAGCTGCCCCTGTCAGCCTTTCAGCGCGGCAGGCAAAGGCGATGGGTTTGCTGATGAGCGGCACCTGTGGCCCCACTTCCACTGGCTCATCGCGCAGTGTCGTCCTGCAAGAGTATTTGGCGAACAGGTTGCAAGCGGCTACGCAAACCCTTGGATCGACCTTGTACAAACTGACCTGGAAGCCTTGGGATACGGGGTCGGGGCGGTCCCGTTCCCGTCTGCGGGCGTCGGTGCTCCGCACATCCGAGACAGGCTGTACTGGGTGGCTGACGCCGAGCGCGAACGAGGACGCGGCGGGGAACTGGGGTGCCAAGATGCAGCCGATGCTTGGATCGCAGGTGAAGTTGTGCGGTTGGCCGACGCCATCGTGCAGCAACGACCGCGAGGGGAACACCGAGTCGGCGATGAGCTTGCACCGCGAGGATGGATCGAAAGTGCAGCAGCGTTTGCAGGACTTCGCGGCGATCTGCGGCCCGGCCCGACTAACGGCTTCTGGCGAAATGCTGACTGGCTCGGATGCACAGATGGGAGATGGCGGCCAGTTGAGCCCGGAACATCCCCGCTGGCTCATGGGGCTCCCGCCCGAGTGGGACGACTGCGCGCCTATGGCAACGCGATCAACGCCGAAGCGGCGGCCGCGTTCATCGTAGCGGCCGAGGAAGCCCGGCTGTGGCTATGAATTGGCTATCAGGCCACGTGCCAGGCGCGCAGCGGACGGTCGCGCCGACGTGGTGGACGTGCAGGTAACTTCCGCAGTGCGGGCCGGCCCCATCTAGCTGAGTGACCGCACCGACT